TTTTCTCTTAGCATGTATGTTAGCGTATAATCCTCTTTTTGCCATGATTATTTCTTCCTTTTGCTGTTCATTATTTTCTTTTTAAGAGCCATAGGCAGTCTTTTTTGTCCACCTTTTAACCCTTTACTTTTACTTTTCATTTTTGATTTACCGTAATGACTAGGCATATTATTTCTCCTTTTTACATTTACATTTATTTTCTTCTACTATGGGTACTTTTTTTTCCATAATATCTTTTACAGTTTTCAGACTATCTTTTGCATGACTTAATTTATTTACTCTATCTTTTAGTATAGACATAAACTTATCATGGTCAGCCACACCTACAGAATTATTAACAAATGTTTTTAATACTGCTGTGTGTTCTGCTATGTCTGCTTCGTATTGCTTTTGTAAAGCTATTAGCCAATACATATTATAACTCTGAGTTAGCTAATTTTTGTTTTACTGCTTCTTGATAAGCAGGGTCTTTTGAATAACGAGGGTCAGCCATTGCCGCAGTTACTTCAGCCCAAGATTCATAACCTTGCTCTGCAACTGGTGTAGCTTTACCTTGCATTAAACTTGGTTCAGTACCATTAGCCGCTTGATATTTAGCTCGTAAACCATCTACTGCTAATTTTACTGTGTCCATATCTGCACTATTTACTGCCGCATTATATGCTTTCTTTTCACCTTCAGACATATTTTTAGATGCCCATGATGCCATTTCATTATATGCGTTTTCACCACCTACCATAGCTTTTACATTATTAGTTTGTTGTTCACCTATAGCTTTTTGTCCTGCAATAAATTGGTCAACGTATGCTTTTGGAATACCTGACTGTTCTAGTGCTTTATATGATTCATCACCTAATTGACCTTTTTCAGCATATTCTTGTGCTAATGTATCAAAATTTAATCCTGCATTTTCTACAGCATCTTCAGCTATCTCTAAACTATTTTCTTGTTTAGGAGCTTCTTCTTTTAATTTTGTAGCACTTACTGGGTCAACTGTTTCTTCTTTAGGAGTTTGTTCACCAAGTTTCTTTTCAAGCTCAGAATAACTTTTAGCCAAATCTTCTACTGACTTAAATTTTTCTGGTAAGCCTTGAACACTTTGTGTGGACTGTTTCTCCTCTACTGGCTTTTCGCTAGTAGTTTCTTGTGTTTTTATTTCTACTGAGTCTACCATTTTGTTTCCTTAATTATTGTTGTTTAGATAAATTGTTTGCAACTGGTGCTACAGCTTTCTCAGCCATATTCATCATTTGCTCGTTTTGCATTTGCTCTTCTTGAGCCGCCGCTTCCTGTGCCATTTGTTCTTGTGATTTAATTAATCCATCTGTATCAATACCTAAACCAGTAGCAATACGTTTTATTAAATCATCAGGGTTTAATGATTGAACAACCGCAGGATTTATTTGAGCTAAGTTACCTATCTCAGCCACAAATTCTCTTAATTTTTGTAAATCGTTACCTCTACCTAGAGCTTCAATACCTGTAATAATAGTAGGATTTACTGAACCTTTTGGTAAAGTTGGTATTTCATTTGCTGATTCCATTCTTTTCATAAGTATTGCAACTAATGGAAGTTGGAACTCTTGTGATAATAAAGAATATACACCACCCATAGCAGTTTCTAATTGTTCTGCCATATATCTAATCTCTTGTGCTGTAACTCTTTCAGCTTGTCTTTGTATAGCTGTGTGTAATAAGAAAGCAAATGATAATCTTTCTTCTAATTTTGCTATCATTCTTTCAACAACTTGTAAGTCAAATTGTTTTTGTGATTGTAGTACAGACACATCTTCTGCTGTACCAGTTATAATGTCACCATTTCTACTTAATGATAAATCTTTTTTTCTTGTTACTGCATTAGGTCTTACAAGAAATACTACTTTACTAGAAGCCGCCGCAGATTCTACAAGTGATTGTGATAATCCTTCCAAGCTCTTGAGGTCTCCCAAGAACTCCTCAACGTAGCCTCTTCCATAGTCTTCATTGTCAACTCTAATCATTCTTAGAGCTTGATATGGTAATCTATCTTTTTTAAATTTACCAATAGTAGATGGTATCTTAATACCATTAGCTTCTTGACAAACATAAAATTCATCATTTGGTAATTTATAAACGTGTGTATATAATTCTACTTCTTCATCTTTTTTATAATTAGGGTCAGTCATTATTTGTGCGGCAACATCTTTTTCTAATGCCATTACACTCATTTTTTCTTGCACAATAATTTCACATACATTTCCTGAACTATCTCTTTGACATACATATTGAGTTAATGGAAATACTCTCATGCTACCTTTTTTAGGTAAATAAGTAAGTACATTACCTGCAACAATTAAATGTTTTAATGCTTCAAATACAGATACTCTTAATGCTAATTGTTCTATTTTATTTGTTACTTCTCTTTCAATAGTAGCTAAAGATTTTTCTACTTCTGATTTTAATTCTGCTCTCTGTTGTAAATCTTCTTTTGCTTTACCTGCAATAGATAATCTAAAGAATGGTGAGTTTGGGGGAAGTAATAATAATAAAAGTTTAGAAGCTAAATTGTTGACACCCCTAGCTCCTACTGATTGGAAGGGGTTATATAAATCTGATGAGTCTGTAAAACCATCAGGTTGAATAAGAGACGGAATAGTTAATTCAGAGCACTCTTCTGCTCTATCTAAAAAATGTTCTCTATGTTGTTTTAGTTTAGAATAACGCTGTCTTGCTGTACCTTGTGTAAAATCGTTATCCATGTATTCCATTTATTAAGAAATATTTAAGCCAGAACCAGTTGCTACGTTTACACCTGAAGTAGTTTGTAATGAGCTTGTTCCTGATTTTTTAACTTTTTTCTTTTTCTTCTTCATGTCTTGCTCGTCTGCTGTAACCAACTGTGGTGATAATTCTTCACCTACTGTCTGTGATGTATTCACAGGCATTGGCGGAGCAGGTTGTGGAGCAGGGACTTTAGGTCTGCTAGTACACATATTTATTTCTCCGTTCTCTCTTTTAAGTTATTAATAAATTTGACAACATCACGCTGTCCTGCTTTAAAATAAATGGTTTTAGTATCGTCTTTTAATTCAGGTGATTTTTCAGGAAACGTCTCATTTAATAGTTTCACTAAATCATCTACGTTACTTGGTAATGTTAAATCTTCCATAGTTTTATTCGTCTAAAAAGGGAACTTTACTTCCAAAGGTCTCCTGTTACTGTACCTTTGTTGTATTCTGTTGCTCTGTTTTCAAAGAAATTAGCATGTTCTACACCATTTAATACCCAATCTAACCAACCTAGAGGGTTATGTTTTACACCATAATTAGGTTTTAATGATAAC